TGATTTCTTTTTTTACTTTGTCTTTGATGTTTCTTTTCGTGTACTACAGCATCATACACTTGAATCAAGAAATCTTTAGTTTGTGTTTGATCCCAAACTTGAATTTTGTCAAAATTATTATTAACAATAACTTCTATGCAGATATCTGAGTTTTTGTCGTCGTAAGAATCATAATAGGCATGAACATAGAATTCCGATGCATCGAGACTTTTGTCTTTACGGCTTCGAATTTTTAATTCTACATCGTGTAATTTAAATTCTTTTCTGAGGTTTTTAATTACTTGCGGAAAGGTTGACTCGTTATTATTGTTTGCTTTTACTTTATTGCATACAGAGCAAACTGTTTCCATAACTGAGTTCATTATTACAACCTATAAGTTACTCTGCCCTTTGTTAAATCATACGGGCTAACTTCTATTTTAACTTTGTCGCCCAATATGATTCTTATCTTGTGTTGTTTTAATTTTCCACCCATGTAGCATAAAAGAGTGTTGGGCATATTATCTACTTGCACTCTAAACATGTTACCTGGCAATACTTCGTTGACTGTGCCTGTGAGTTCTAAAATGTCATCTTTAGCCATTCTTTGTTATTACGATTTTACCGTCCTCTATTTTAATATCCAAAATATCTCCTTCTTTCCAACCAGTAAGTGCCAACACTTCGTCTGGGAATTTCATTAAGACATTATCAGGGTCTCCTGGGATATCCTGGAATATATCTTCAGCTGTAAAAACGAATTTTTCTTTATCTTCCATCATATATTTACTTTAAATTCCGTCATCATCATATGGTACAGGAAACCAGCCTAACCTGTCAAGGTCTGTGGCTATCTCGTCTGTGATAGTTCCTTCAGGCACATACTTCATTCGAGCCATGTATTCTTTGCCTTCTTCCAAGTCGTAAGTAGCAAGCCCGCCCATTCCTGAACAGTACCAGTTCATGTAATCACCTTCTTTACGAAACCGAGCAATAATGCCTCCAGCGCCCCGCCAACTAGCAGACCACAAATCCTTATCCGGATCCTGACGTAAGGTGGGCCATAGTTCTTTTGGGCACCATTGCATATTACACCACGCCGCATACAAATTTTGGGCATAGTCATCTCGAGTTCGAATTTTATTTAGAATTTCGTCATCTCGATAAATGTCTTCAACTAAATCAAATTTCAATGAAAATCCCCTCTGAAACAATGTAAAGCTTCGTGTCCAAGATTATGAATACTAGCCATTTTGGAGTAACGATTACGCACTCCTTACCTTCCCAAAATGAGCAGGCTTGTACATTATAATTGAATACTTTGCCGCCTCGTTTTACATTTTCGGCACTACAGGCTTTATTAACATCTTTGGCTACAACCCAGCGTAGTCTAACATCCATAACTTCATTCTTTGTTACATCGAATTTTGTTTCAGGATCTTCCCAACCTCTAAACGTCATCACACCAGTTGACTTTTCTTCCGGATATAACATGACTATAGCGACTATAGCTAGCAAAACAATAACAAGTGCCTTTTTCATACGTGCCTCTGTGTGTAGTTAAAAATGGTGTAGACGGTAGGATTCGAACCTACAAAGCCGCCCTAAGGGCTGGGCCCGATCCCCCTGTGGCCGTTCGTTACACCACAGGGGAGGTCTACCAGTTCCACTCACGTCTACTTGCATAGTATATATTCAATATTGGGTAAAGTCAACTTATTTTGGTACTCGCATGGATGTACGTTAAATAAGTCTAATGAATTTTAATCAAATACCATTTGACCAAATTGTCCGTTTTGGACAGCAGACCATGTTGGACCGTCCACTGTTTTCGATAAGTTGGATACTTGGGAGGTTCTGTAATTACAGTTGCAGCTACTGTTGGCCTTATGCAAGAAGTGACAAGGTAGATCACCAAAGTTTAGAAGTTTACATTTCGGTTATTAATGAAATAAAACGACAAGCAAGACAAAATGGTTTCAATCAATTCCATTGGAGTTTTAGTGGCGGAGAACCAACTGCTTATAAAAATTTACTAGAATTAATTAGACACTTGGACGAAAAGCAAAGTCCGTATCAAAGTGTTCACATGACAACAAATTTGAGTCCGGGAAGCAAATGGTGGAAAACTTGGTGCGATGCAACAGCTCTTTTACAACGTAGAAGTATTACAGCCAGCTTCCATGATGAGTTTGCCAAAGAGCAAGAGTTTGGTGACAAGTGTTTACAGTTACAATACGAACTAGTACACGTTACTATCAATCAAGTAATGGTGCCAGAAAAGTTTTACGAACTGTATGAACGTATGGAACGGTTCCACAAACGTGGGATTAATGTAACTCTTAAGCCGCAAAGTGATCCTACAGCGAGTACAGTTGTAGATGGTTATACTGAAGATATGATCCATAAGATGCAAACAGGATTTCCACAAAAGTTGCAAGACGAAGATGTGTTTCAAATTCGATTAAATGACGGAGTTAAAGATTACTATTTTGATCAAGCAGAAAGATTCAATGCATTTGGATTTAATAAATTTAAAGATTGGACTTGCAATAGTGGTTATCAAAGTGTTATAATAAGAGGTAATGAAGTTAAAAGAAGTTATAGTTGTCATGATGTTCCGCTAGGTACATTAGAACAATTTGAGTTATTTAAGGAACCGCAACGCTGTACTACACCTTCGTGTGTAAGTTCGGCTGATAGCAAAATACCAAAATGCAAATAAACACTGAACATTTACATCACTGGATGCAGGCCATTAGACAAAGCCCAGATCCTATGCGTACTATGGATGCCTTTTGGAGTGGTCAGTTAAAAAGTAAAGAATGGTTAATTGTAAATTTACGTACACATGTTAAGAAATTTGTCACAGTAGACATTCATGGAGGATGGGTTGGAGTATTAGCCAGTATGCTATTTCAAAGTGACATACCTGTACTCAGTATTCGCAGTATTGATATTGATCCTGCTTGCGAACCAATTGCTGTTAACATGAACAAGATAGAAGAAACAGTAGGTAAATTTCGTGCGGTTACCACAGACATGTGTACTATTCGAAGTGATGCTGACGTTATTATTAATACAAGTTGCGAGCATATTACACAAGAGCAGTACGACTTGTGGTTAAGTGGTCATCCGCAAAATAGTTTGCTAGTTTTACAAAGTAACAATTATGCTATACCAGAGCATGTTCGAATCGCACACAACTTGGAAGAATTTAAACAACAATGTTGCATTAATGTCTTGTGGGCCGGAGAATTAGAACTACCCTTATACACAAGATTCATGATCATTGGGAGGAAACATGTTTAAATTTCATCAACTAGAAAGTATTCATTTTGAAATAACTAATCGATGTCAAGCCAGTTGCCCTATGTGTAGTAGAAATTATCATGGTGGGCTTGATAATCCGTTGATAAAAAATCAAGATTGGACTCTTGATGATTTTAAAAAAATTGTTTCTGAACATTTATTAAAGCAAGTAAAAGGATTTTATTTTTGTGGAAATTTTGGCGATCCTATTATCAATGATCACCTTATTGATATGATTGAATATTCCGCTTTAATAAATCCTGAACTGTCGATTAGAGTTCATACAAACGGCGGCGCACGAAAAAAAGAATGGTGGGAATCTCTAGCAAAAGCCCTACCCAAGAACCATATTGTTATTTTTGCTCTTGACGGATTAGAAGACACCCATAGTGTCTACAGAATAGGTACTAAGTTTGAAACAGTTATTCGCAACGCCAAGTATTTTATTGATGCTGGTGGTAAGGCAGAATGGGCTTTCATTAAATTTAAACATAACGAACATCAAGTAGAAGAAGCAGAACAAAGAGCAAAGCAACTAGGGTTTTATAGATTTTCTCAAAAAGATAGTGCAAGATTCGTTGCTACAGATAAGTTTCAAGTTTTAGACAAAAATGGAAATGTAGAATATTACATAGAACCTCCATCAACAAGTAAACTAAATTTTATAACAAAAGAAACTTTAGATAGGTATAAAGAAATTGTAAGAGATAGTGAAATAGATTGCTACGTAGTTAGGACTAAAGAAATTTATATTGACGCATATAGAAATGTCATGCCCTGCTGTTTCTTAGCCAGTGTTCCTTATAATTTTATTGGACCGTTAGATGTTGCAAAAAATATAAAGTTACAAATTAGGTCACAGTATGAAAGTTTAATTCAAGATCTTGGAAATACTTGTGCCCTTGAAAAATCAGTAGAAGAAATTATAGACTCCGATGAATGGCAGACTGTTTGGGAAAAATATTGGAATTCAGAAAAATTAATTGTGTGTGCTAGAACTTGCGGAGTTCTTAAAGAAAATAATCTTAGTAAACCTAAAGACCAATTTACAAAGGTAGTTCAGCTAGATGAATACAGATAACTGGACTCCTTTTTACAAGTATGCAGACGAAGGATTTCGTGGAATGGCTCAACAAACGTATGAGCCGTTGATAAATCCTGAAAGAACAGTTTTATGTGCTAACTACAATATAAACAATTCTTATCAATTTAAACACGGCCCTAGGCCACTTTACACTCTAGACGTAGTTGATTGGTTTTTTGAAAATGAATTAAAATATGTGACAAAGTTTAAAAACAAGTCATACATGCCAATATTGTTAGATGTAGATAAGATTAACAAAAAGATTTTCTATGAATGGAACGGCTACTCTCTAAACGAGTTGTTGTTCGAAGGTCGTGATGTAGAATGGAAAGAACCAATCAAGAACATTCTGCTGGACTTGTATAAAGAAAATACTTATAAATTAACCATGTATCCCCACTGTCATTTTATCGATAAACATGGCGTGATGAAAGCTATTGATTGGTACGGTTGTGTTTCTGTATCCGAACCTTTTATAGAAACCAAATACATGGATGGCATTATACATGAAACTGCAATTTTCAGATTGAAAGAAACAGGCGACATTATTGATGAAAAATATAATTTAGAAATTATGTTTAAGCAAGGATTACTGCATCATGTAAAATGGAATAATTCCTCATTAGAATACATATATAAAGAAATTTTTAACAATGACAGATAAGATAAAATTTTATCAAGACAAAATAGAAAAAGCTTCTGGCTCTAAAACTTTTTGTATACTTCCTTGGATACATTTTGCTACTAGGCCAAACGGTGACATGCGCCTATGTTGTAGTGCCAATGCCAGCGGTGCAAGCGATGGTGTATTTGATGCTGGCCTAGTTAAGAATGAAAAAGGTGTTCCAGCAAATTTTGGACGAGAAACTCCAATGAGTGCCTGGAACAACGACTACATGCGCGATGTACGTTTAACTATGCTCGAGGGAAAGATTCCTTCGAGTTGTAGTAAATGTATAGCGGAAGAATCCAAAGGTGTTGCTAGTAAAAGAATTTGGGAAACCGGGTCGTGGATGGAGGAAGGAATTGACGTTGAAGAACTTATTAAGCAAACAGAAGAAGATGGTACAGTTCCTGAAAAATTAGTTTACTTAGATTTACGACTAGGACACACTTGCAATCTTAAATGTGTTATGTGTAGTCCACATGATAGTAGTCAATGGGTTGCTGATCATAAAAAAATATATCCGTTGTTCCAAGCTAAAGAACTTAAAGAACAGATAGTGTGGGATCGCAAAGACTTTAACAACAAGTGGCACGAAAATCCAGACTTCTGGAAAGAGATGTATGCACAGATTCCTAACCTAAAGCAAGTTTACTTTGCTGGAGGGGAGCCGTTGATGATCCGCGAGCACAAATGGTTCCTTGAAGAAATCATTAGACAAGGCTACGCAGATAAAATCCTTGTACGCTACAACACAAACGGGTTATTAGTAGATGACGAGATAATTGAGCTGTGGAAGCAGTTTAAAAAAGTTAAAGTTGGCTTTAGCATTGACGCTGTCGGTGACCGTAATTATTACATACGTTATCCTAGTGATTGGGCAACTATAGAAAAGAACCTTCATAAGTTAGATAACACGCCAGATAATATACAAGTTAGTATTGCCACAGCTATTCAAATATTAAACATTAAACACTTGGCAGATTTTGCTAAATGGAAAATTACACAGAACTTTAAGAAAATAAATCTTGAAAATACAATTGGAGGCATACAAGCAGGCGGTGGAATTGTTAATATGCATTTGCTATACATTCCAACATTCTTAAGTATTAAACTACTACCGCACGAGGACAAGGAAGAAGTACGCAGAAGCTTTGCCGAACTAGCTAATTGGTTGCATGAAAATTACAGGCAGGATGAAGACTTTTGGAAACATAATCCTTACGGAT